TATTTGTTGGGGATGAGGGAAATCCGAACACAATGCAGGAGGATCAGATGTCGAAGACACCGAGCCTCACGGTCCACAAGAACAAGCTGGCCAAAAAGCACCGCAAAGCAATTCAGGAAGATATGGTCGCAGCAGCGCGCCGCGCGGGTACTCAGGATGTCCGAGCATATGCTCTGGTGACCATTCGGGCAGATGGTTCAGCTCAATGCTGGTGGGACACTGGGTCGATCATGCCGATGTGGGGATTTGCGTCGACCATTGGAGCGGCCCTGAACCGGGATATCTCTGAAAGCGGAGTTGACGAAACCTGGCGCCCGGAACTCTCAGAGAGGGAGCGGCCCGACCAATAACCGCTCTTTTGCGGTGCATCAGAAGGATGGGGGCATAGGCAACGTCGTGGCGTAACCCCTCAGCAAGTCGCCACAGATGCACTTCATGAGCGCGGCGGCGAAACGAACGCTACGTTGCAGGTAATCCGGGACGCCGGAACCCTGACGGTGGTGGAGATTACATCAAAGCCAGCGCGCCGGGCAGTCGATTTGCGAACGGCCCGCGCTCAAACAATACCGGCCACGGTCAGGAACTGTGGTACTGGGGGGAAACCCCAGCAGCCCCGCCATAGCGCGGGGTTTCCTTTTTCACGCTACCGGAGACAGCCCCATGCAAGACATGATCGCTGATTACATCGCCGACATCAAAGCCAAGGGCGCCGCGCTCCCCCGTGGATACGAACACGACCCCGCCCCGATGCAGATCTGCAAACTCAGTGACGCTCTGAACAAGGCACAAGGCTGACCTGATGAACAAGCTTGTTCTTCTTCAGGGCCAATGGGATGCCTTTGTGAAGGCTTTTGGCCTTGAACACGTGCAAGAACACTACGTTCTCACCAGGCCTCTGCCGGGGGAAGAAAGACAGAGGTTCAAGTACATCGTGAAGTCAGGAAAACCCTGATGCCCCCAAAGAAGAAAGGCCGCCCCTCCACATACACCAAGGAGATGGGGCAAACCCTCTGCACCCGAATGGCCCTCGGGGAAACAATGGCCGAAATCACCAAAGAAACCGGAATGCCATCAAAGGAAGTCATCTATCAGTGGCGGCAGATTCACCCGGACTTCGACTCCATGTACACGCGAGCGCGCGAAGATCAGATGCACGCCTGGGCGGACCAGATCATTTCGTTTGCAGACGATGGCACTGAGGATGTTTTGCGTGACGGCGACGGCAACCCGGTACTGAAGGCCAATGGCGATCCGAAACTCTATCGGGAGCATATCGACCGGACCCGTCTACGGATCGACACCAGAAAGTGGCTGATGGCGAAGATCCTGCCGAAAGTGTTCGGTGATCGGATGGCCGTAGATGCGACCCACACAGTAGAGCAGAAAGACGACGCTGAGATGATCCACGCGCTTCAGGAGGCGCTGCACAAGGCGGGGATGGAGCCGGATGACATCGTCTCTCTGATCGGCACCGGGGCGCCCCTGCAGTGAATGCCCCCCTGACGCCTGAGCAGCGGGAGTTCATTCACCTCGCGACCCAGGTCATTGAAGAGCGCAGCCGGAGAGCCCGGCAGAACCTGTTTTCGAAACTGTTCCCGGATGAAGACACCGTGCAGCCGGATGGCAGCATCATCTATGCGCGGGAAAAATACCTGAAGCACCTGGAGTTCTTTGAAAAGGGAGCGAGATTTCGCGAGCGTTGCGCCATGGCAGCCAATCGCGTGGGAAAGACCTTTGGGATGGGCGGCTATGAACTGACCGCCCACCTTACTGGACGATATCCGGGCTGGTGGACTGGCAGGAGGTTCACCCGTCCGATCCGCGCATGGGCAGCGGGCAAGACGCGGGAGACGACCCGGGACATTGTGCAGGCCACTCTGATGGGGGAGTTGGTCAAGACAGCGACCGGCCGCAAGTTCTTCGACGGCACAGGCGTTATCCCGGCGGATGCGTTCGGCAACATGTCGTTTCGTTCGGGAGGTTCGGACCTGCTGGACACCATTAAGATCCGGCACGCATCAGGCGGCTGGTCCAGCCTCGGGTTCAAGTCCTACGAACAAGGGCGCGGGGCGTTCGAGGGCACGGCACAGCACGCAATCTGGCTCGATGAGGAACCGCCGGAAGACGTGTACGGCGAGTGTCTGATCAGGACGGCAACCACAAACGGGATCATCATGCTGACGTTCACGCCTCTGGAAGGGCTGAGCGAAGTGGTCATGCAATTTCTGCCGCAGGAGATGCGGCTGGACGAAGGGGAATAGCCAATGGCTGACATCGCACCAACAATTGAGACCACTGATCACTACATCCGGGCCACCTGGGACAATGTCACCAATGCTGACAGCTGCGTCCCGCTTCAGCTTCCGAGGCCGGCCCAAGGGTTTGGTGCGCTGCAGGTGAGCGCGACCATCGCTTCCGCGACTGTCAACCTCAAGGCGTCAGGCAACGGCGCCACCCCCTACTTCAGCGTGAGGGAGTACAATGGCAATGTGATTGCCCGCACCTCAACAGGCGGTAACCACTTCATGGCTGTCGCATCTCATCTGCAGCCTGTTGCAGGTGGTGGGACTGGCTCCCAGGCCCTGACGTTTGCCGTCTATGTCCCGCTGGTCCCGGCCCGGGCTTATTGATGCCGGAGGTTTCGCCCTCTCGCTATCTCGTAAACGCGGGATGGAACGACGTGCCGCACCTTGATGAGCGGACCAAATCTGAGCTGCTATCCTCGACGCCGCCTTACCTGCGTAAAGCGCGCTCGGAGGGGACGCCTTCGCTTGGTGCTGGTGCGATCTACCCGTTCGACTGGGAGGAAATCAGCGTCGATCCCTTCGCAATCCCGCCCTACTGGAAGAAGGGATACGGGCTTGATGTCGGGTGGAAGCGAACCGCAGGCCTCTGGCTGGCTGAGAACCCGGACACGCAAGAGCGGTTTGCCTTCGCTGAGCACTATATGGGCCATGCGTTGCCGTTGGTGCATGCAGAGGCGATCAAAGCCCGCGGGGAGTGGATTAAGGGGGCGATCGACCCGGCATCGCGGGGGCGTTCCCAAGAAGACGGGAAGAAGCTCATAGACACCTATGAGGCGCACGGCCTTCATCTGGTGAACGCGGTAAACGCGGTTGAATCAGGCCTCTATGCAGTCTGGGAGGCCATTAGCCTCGGCCGCCTAAAGTTCTTCCGGACCCTTCAGAACACCAAGTCTGAAATGAGCCTGTATCGCCGGGATGAGAAGGGCAAAGTGGTCAAGAAGAACGATCACCTGATGGACGCTCTTCGCTACGCCTTCGCCACTTTCGACAGGATCGGCAAGGTTCGCCCGGCGGGGGACAGTTCGACCGGCACCGCCATCCGACCAGCTGACAAGAGAGCAGGATATTGATGATGCAAAGCAACGCTCAAATGTCCCGCCCGGACAATGAAACCGAACGCCTTGATGCGCTGGTCCACAAGATGGAAAGCGAAGCCAAGCGCCGCGTTGACCGTCGCGGTTCAGTTGAAAGGCGCTGGCTCTCTGACCTGCGCCAGTACCATGGGAAATACGACGAAACGATCCTGGCTGAGATCAACAGGCAAAGCGGTTCTCAGGTGTTCCTGAACCTCACGCGCCCGAAGACCAACGCCATGATTGCACGGCTCTCAGATCTGCTGTTTCCCACGGATGACCGCAACTGGGGCATTCAGCCGACGCCGGTTCCCGAAATGGCGGACACAGCTGAAGAAAGCCTCAGCATTGCCGATGATGCCGCTGAAACCTTTGGCGAGAAAGAGAAGGCCTTGAGGGAGGCAGAGGGGGCAGAGAACGAAGCCGAAGCGCAGGCCATCGCCGCCGAGATGCAGGACATCGAAGAGGTGAAGAACGCAGCGCAGGAAGCGGCCGACGATCTGCACGAAACTCTGAACGAGGCCAAGCGCCGGTCCAACCTGATGCAGGAAGAGATCACCGACCAGCTGAAGGAATGCAAGTACCAGGCAGAAGCGCGGGATGCGATTGAAGACGCCTGCAAGCTGGGGATCGGGGTTCTCAAAGGGCCCGTCCTGAACGAGAAGACCCGCCGCAGCTGGCAAAAGGGCGAGGGAAACCTTTACCAGCTGAATAACGTTGACGACAACCGGCCCGGAGCGCAGCGCGTGGATCCGTGGTCGTTCTTCCCTGATCCGGAAGCGCGCACGGTCGAAGACTGTGAAGGGTTCTATGAACGGCACCTGATGACCAAGGCGAAGCTGCGCAAATTCGCGCGCCGCTCTGGAGTCAACAAGGATGCAGTGCGCCAGTTGCTGAAAGATGGCGCCAATGCGGGAGACACTCCCGCCCACGTGGTCGATCTCAACAACATCACCGACCAGAACGAAAAGATCGACCGGGACACCTTCATCGTGTGGGAGTACACCGGAGCCATCGAAGCGGAAGATCTGGAACTGCTGGCCGAGACCTTTGAAGATCAGGTGACGCTTGATGAGCTGGACGAGGCAGACCCGCTGACCGAGTTTTCCGGAAAGGTCTGGTTTTGTCAGGGCAAGCTGCTGTCGTTTGCGCTGCACCCGCTGGACAGTCAGGATCCGATCTATTCGGTGTTCCAGCTGGAGCGGGACGAGGCAAGCCTGTTCGGGTTCGGCATTCCTTACCTGCTCCGTGACCCG